CGCCACAGGTACAAGTATCGGAGCCACACAGCGCATCATGCATCCGGCGGACAAACGCCTTGTCTGCCGGGGTGGCTCGGCTAGCCCAGACTCGCTCAGTGATTGCCTCAAGTTCCTCAGGTGATTTTCGAGATACGTACTCAGTGTTGTGGTAATCGTTGTTGTAGGTGTACTCCATTGCTCTTTTCTCCTCTTGCCCCCGGTAGTATCTACCCGCAGGGCGTGAAACTTAATACTCTCTAAACCAATACGTCACGCCGGCGAACTCAACCGCCGTATAATCCATTTGGAGGTCACGGGCTGCCGCCTGCCAGTCAATGTTATACAGCGGCCAGCTCAGTTTTTCCGGGAGTGCGCCTGTTTCCTCGGCTAGCTCCTGGGCATATTCCACGAAACACGAATCCCTGATTAACTCCCCATCCTCGTCCCCTATCTGCTCCAGCAAGTCGGTGAGCGCCTTGAGTTCCTCGAGTTCGTCCGGGTCTTCCGTTCCCTCCAGCTCCTCGGCGTATTTCCTCAGGTCCTCGGTGTTTAGCTTGTCCTCAGTGTTGCTGATTGCTCTGGTTGCCATTCTCTTACTCTCCTATTCTTTTCCTGCCCAGCTATCTGGGTCAGGTGACCTGCCTCATCAGCGTGAGTGGGTCAATCCTCACGAATCGGGGCGTGATGCCCCGATTATCGGCTAACTACTTGAGGAATATTTGCGGGTTGTTGTTCCGTAAATCCCTCTGCGCTTTCTGAATGGTTTCCATAGTGTAGGAGGTCAAGTTCCCCATTAGAGCCAAATATTCGGGATAATCAGTCATGTGCAGGCGAACCAGCCGGTGACTATCCCTGACCACCTTCTCGAATAACACCCCGCCGGGAGTGTTGTCGGTACTCTCCACCCAACCAATAAGGGTGGTAGAGTCAGATGACTTTGCCTCGTTCGCCAACTCCTTGGGGCCGACCGCCTGTACCTGCGCCCAAATTGCCCGGCCTAGTGTTACCACCTGCACCCAGAACAATTGCTCCTTGTTGGTTACTACTGTGCTGTTCATTCTCTGCTCCTTTTCTGCCCTCTAGGGGCTTAATACCCTATATAGTTCGCTCAATCTCGATGGTCACCCAATCGTAAGCCCCGCCCCTCATGTTGTTGTAGTAGCCAGTGCCCTTAAGGGGATGGTTGACAGGATTGTCGGTGCACGCACAGTCAAAGCGGATGAGAGCATAGGGGATAAGCTGACCCGTACAATCCCTATAGTGACGCTCGACCTTGCCCGTGACCCTAAATTGATACCCAGCTATCCACACAACATCCCCTCTCCTGATATCGCCGTACCGCTTGATTATGACTGCCATTGTATTCTCCTTTCCTTTCCGTCCTGTTGGGGCTTACATTAGGAAGGTTAGCAGATAATATGCTACTTGTCAATACCCCTTGCTACTATTTCCCAAAACCTCTACGAATAAACCACGAATAAAATAATATCAATCTCCGCCTGTGCCATTCTGACCGTACAAAACAACAAAACAAGGGTCTAGGCACAAAAACCGACCGTACAAGTCACCGTACAACGCCGGACAAGTCAAAACGCTTACGAACAAATCACGAACAACCGAACAAGCGACCGTACAACCGTACAAAACCACTTCCGCCGTGTTCAATCTCTCTCTTAACAATCTCTCTCTTATATATTACTTTAATGGTTAATATATATTGTCCCCCTTGTCCGCTTTTTGTCCGGCGCTTGACTCCATCCCGTCACTTACCCTAGACTACTTCCATGAGTATCGTAATCCTGTTTTATTCGTGTTAATGAGGGAGGTTGTTTCCTATGCCTTCTCGCTCAGGCACAAAATCAGCTATAAGTAGGCAGGGTTGTCGCTCGTGGATTAGGACGGTGGAAGCGTCTATTTCATTCTTGGAGAGGGTAACATCCGGGAAGTACTCGCCTGACCAGCGTACCCAAGACTGGGCAAAGCATCGGTTACAATTTGCCCATAAGGTCTGCGAATTGTACTTTGGCAAGCCTGCACCAGGTCGAAAGGACAAGGGTAAACCGATTGAGGTCGTTATCTCCTCCGGTATCCCGAAACAGGTCAGGGCAAAGAGGACGGTTAAGGTATTACCTCCAGCTCCATCCACCCTGGTGATGACCGGGACGGGATTTGCCCCCAGGGCGGAGGCCGTCCAGCTCGAGGAGGTCATCCATCGGCTACCATCGGAGGACGGCGCCGGCGGAGGACCGTCCGGGCTGGTTAATGTTTCCGTAGCTTCGACCAGGTTAGAGCCTGAGACCGAGAGCCACCCCCCAGAGGAAAACCCCGAAACGAGTAGGACGTAAGATAGGATGTCCACCAATATTTTTTGAGTTAAAAACGGGTCTAGGTGAATAATTTTGTAGGTGGTGGTATAGTAGTGTTATGAGTACGAGGCACATGAGCGTAGAAGAGTACCGGGAGTATTTGAAGGGGCAGGGAGTAGGTAAGGCAACGGTAAGCGGAGTGAACACGGGGCCGGCGTATATAGCGAGGGTGCTGCTGGAGAAGAGCAAGGAGGGGGAGGTGGTTGAGGTGAAGAAGGGGAAGAGGAAGCGTAGCGGGTGTAGAGAAACGGCATCTCGCAACCCCCATACGGTTGAGACAGGCGGTTCGACTCCGTCCCCCGCCACCAGACCCCATTGTGAGAAGTGCGGAGGGTGCGGCTACACCGAGACCGTCACCAATTACCCCGATTATAACGTTCACGACTATATCCCCTGCGACTGCAACGGAGGCCTGTATGCGAAGACTGATAATGCCTGACTGGTTTCACTTTTGCAGGACTAACTCGTGGAAGCCCGTGTTTATAAAACAGAAGACCGTCAGTCATGGGAAACGGGTGACATGGATTTCCGCAGGCGTATTTACCCTCATGGCCGAAATGGTCTGGATAAGGAAAAAGTAAAGGAGAACGAACATGAGTTACCACAAGGGCAGAAAGTCTAAAAAGGGGAAGAAATAAGATGCCGATGGCGGTTGACAAACTGAGCAAGGGAAGCAGCAGGGAACAGGTTGACCGGGCGATTTCCGATACTATCGCCATGCTCATAAGGGAATGGCGCAGGACTGGGAAGATTGGAGACTCACGCCCCAAGACCATCACCGAGGCGCAGGAACAGGCCGCAGCTATCGCTTACGGAATAGCCGATAAACGGATGGCCTGATATGCCTTACGTTCAGGAGGCGGTAACTGCCGTTATCCTCATAGCCTGCCTGAACGTGGCTGTCGTGACCATGCTGCTTACCCTCGCCTTCATAGCTTTCCTGAAAAGGCTCAAGAATGGTCACTAAAGAGAAGATTCAGCCGTTCTACGAACTCAAGGGCGGTAAATGGGTCATCAACCCTCACCCCGGACAACGAAAGGCACTTGAGTCCGAGGCGAGGATTATACTCGTTTTGTCCGGCTCCCAGGGCGGTAAGACCGAAATCGGCCCGGTGTGGCTCAACCAGGAAATGAACCGCCGCGGCATCGGTGACTACATCGCCTGCACCACCACTTTCCCCCTCATGGACTTGAAGATGCAGCCGGCTCTTTCCAATTTCTTCGTTGGCAAACTCGGCATAGCCAACTGGAAAGAAGCCAAGAAACTGTTTGAGATAAACTCAGGCAAGCTGGAAGGCTCTAGACTTATCCTCGCTTCCGCCGTCAACCCGGAATCGGTAGAGGCCGCAACCGCCAAGGCGGCGTGGCTTGACGAAGCCGGTATGAACAAGTTTGACCGTGGAACGTGGGATGCCATCCTCCGCCGCCTCACCGTCAATGAAGGCCGTATCCTCATAACCACCACTCCCTATAACTTCGGCTGGCTCAAGCGTGAGGTTTACGACAGGTGGGAAGAAGGCGACAAGAGCATAGAGGTAATACAGTTTCCGTCAATAATGAACCCGGCTTTCCCGATGCAGGAATGGGAAAGGCAACGTGCGAGGATGCCCCCGTGGAAGTTCCAGATGTTCCACGAGGGGAAGTTTACCAAGCCTGTCGGCCTCGTCTATGACTGCTTCGACAAGGAGCGCTCCATCGTTTCACCGTTCCCTCTGCCGTCAGCATGGCCTCGCTTTGTCGGACTTGACTTCGGCGGCAGGAACACGGCGGCTCTATGGTACGCTCAAGACCCGAACACGGGCTATCTCTACGCCTACCGTGAGTACATACAGGGAGGCATGGTCGCTGCCGAACACGCCCGTATGCTCAAGGAAATCTCAGGGCAGGAGAATATCATCAAGCGTGTCGGTGGCGCATGGTCTGAAGACCAGTGGCGCATGGAGTTTTCCGCAGCAGGATGGCCTATCATCAAGCCGACCATCAAGGACATAGAGGTAGGCATAAGCCGTGTTTACGGGTGGCACAAGATTAACAAGCTGTTCGTCTTCAAGAGCCTCGTGAGGTACATCGACCAGAAACTGCGGTACGCCTATTCGCTGGACGCCGAGTACGAAACGACCAAGACCATCGAGGACAAGGAGACGTTCCACCTGATGGATGCGGAACGGTATATCGTGTCTGACTTTGACGAACCTGCCCGTCATGCGTTAATATCTGAGTCAGGGAGACCGATACTGCCTAGGTTCATGGAGTTGAAATAATGGGCATTGTAAATAATGTTGAGGATGTCCGAAAGTTAAAAGGAGACCTCTACTCCTACTACGGGGCGTCCATCCGGGCAATGGCAGAGGCGGATACCTACTACAACGTTTCCTACAAAATAAAGACCATGAAGGACTTTGAGCCGTATAAACCGGCTACGGCTCGGCGCAAGGTCATGGCTGCTGTTGACCACTTCATGTCCATCGGGAGAAGGGTGATTGTACCGCCGTGGGGGAAGACCGAGAAAGTCCTGGCAACCTCGGAACGCCTTGAAAAATGGGGCAAGAATACCCTCGACATGACGGACAGGATGTCAACCATCAACCCTACCCGTGTCAATGCCACTCACTCTATGCTCTACGGTATGTGGGTAAGGCGAGGACCTGTCTTTGTCAAGAGCGCATGGCCTACCAAGCCGTCAACTCTCGGAATGTCCAAAGCCGAATCCGCAAGGGTCATGAACGAGTGGGAGAAACAGAGGATGTTCGCCTTCCCGTTCAGGGCGATACCCGTCAATCCCCAGAACTTCCTGCCCGACCCCAATCTCACGAACCCACAGTACGTCATCGAGTTTTCTCAGCGCATGGTCGCCAATATCAAGCAGGAGTTCCCTAACTGGAAAACCAGCAAGTCCGACACCACGGCGGTTGAGTTTATCGCCTACTGGGACAACGACAAGTATATCATCCTGGCCGACAAGGATGTGCTGACCGGCGGATTTATGAAGAACCCGATGGGCTTCATCCCTTACACATGGGGGTATTCGGGCTTCGGGAATGTCAATGCCATAGCCTCGCCGGAAGAGATTGCCGTTGGCATGGTCGGTCCTGCTATTTCAAGTCTCCGAGCCGAAGCCCGTGGGAAAACTGCGATGCTGACCCACACCGAGGCATACTCGTACGGTGAGCCGACTATCTCTCAGAACATGGGCAACGACCTGATTATCAACCGTGGCATAGGCGAACTCAGCATCAAGCCCGACTACTACAACTACCGTGTTGACAGGCCGCCGGAGTTGAGTTCCGATGTCTGGCGGTATATGGCGATGATAAACGCCGACTCCGACAGGTCAATGACTTCCCAGGTGCTTGAAGGGCAGGGCAACATCGGTGATGACAGCGGTTACATGAGGGCTATTTCAATCGGGCAGGCTCGCCTTATGCTCGAGGGGACGGTCTCTTCAATCGAACTTGCCGAAGGATACGACATCGGCAGGTGCGGTATCCTTGTCCGTGACGTATTGCAGTCGCCTGTTACGCTCTACGGCTTCCCACCGACAGGCGGAGTCGAGGTAACTGAGGTCACTCCCGATGACTTCAAGGACTCTCCAGTATTCTTCGTGAAGATGGACGGGCAGACGCCGGAGCAGATTGACCGCCGGATGCGGATTGGGCTTGAGGCGTGGAGTCAGAAGGCGCTGTCCAAGCAGACAATCATCAAGGACTTTTTCGGCAAGGACTGGACTACCGAGCGCAACCAGATGCTTCTTGAAAAGATTATGGAAACACCCGAAGTCCTGCAACCGATGGCGCTGGCACTTATGAAGGCGCTCAAAGCCGATGAACTGCTGAAGGAGTTACAGGCTGCCACGAAACTCGGTGACAGGGTCAACCAGCCTGCCGCCATCAATCCCGTGAACCCCGATATGTTTCTCAAGCAGAAGCGGTTAGACCAGCTAGGCAAACCGCAGTCCCTTAACAGTCTGCCGGAGGCTACCCCGCTATGAAGAGCCAAGAGCATTGGACAACTGATATAATCCATGAGGGCGTACAGCAATTAAGCGACTTCATGGACTACCTGATTAAGGAAGTCCCCAAGCCCCTGCTGAGCCGTGATGTGACTTTGCCTAAACCACCAAGGGCAGATGGAGAAGACCTATGGCAACGTATGAAGAATTAAAGGAACTTCTCGCTCTTAACATACCGCCTACACCGCCTCCAGCCCCTCCGCCTGCGCCACCGCCTGTAAGCAGCGAGCCGGAGCCGGGGTCTGCCGCAGCAAGGCAGAAGCAGTCGCTTGATTACTACGAGCGTCTTTTCGGCGCTGACCGCATGAAAGGCAGTTTGCGTGAGGCGATACTGAACATACAGCAGCCAAACGCCGACAGGTTTTCTAGACAGGAAATCAACGAGGCTAATCCTCTTGCCCGATGGGGATGGCATTACCTGAATGACAAGGTCGGGTGGTCATTTGTTCAAGAGCCTCCACGACCCGGTGAACGCCCCGGCTTTTTCTATCAAAACAAACTGACCCCTCAATATCTCCAGAATCAATACAGGAAAGCGGACTGGGACGCCTTGATGAGGATGGGAATGAGTCCTGAAGATGTTTATGATGTATTCCCCGGCATGATGACATCACGAAGCGATTTAGACATCGCCGCAGGACGCAAGGCGCAACCACTGTGGCTGTCATATAAAACACAACAGCTTTCCGAAAATGAACAGCAGGAAGCAAGGCGGCAGCTTGACATAGCCAAAACAAGGCTGTCTAACCCGACATTCGACAAGCCCCTGCCTCAATTCTCGATTGAACTTTATCCGACTATGAACCACCTTATAACCGACATGAGGTCGCAGGGGTATGAGATTATCGGGATGACAGACCCTAGTATGACCAGAGAAGGGCTGCGCCAGCGACTTGTCCTCGCTACCAAGCAGGACGGTATATGGGGTAATTTCCTGTCAACCAATGCATGGACAGATAAGGCAGGAAACGTGAGCATTACCGGCGTGAACTCGGCAGTACCCGAAGGGCATGGGCTTGGCTCGACTGGTTTGGAAGGGCCCACGAAGGGTTCTGTCGGAGAATGGTCATGGCCTGGCAACCTGTCAGCAAGGCAGTGGCTGAAGATGACCCCCGAACAGAAGGCTCAAATCAGGCGCATTGTTGAATCGTTTGGCAAGAAATTCAGCGATTGGCTCAAAGAGTCGCAACTCATGGCTGAACCAGCAGATACCACGATAGAAACTCAGCCTAACCTCAATGCGCTTTCGCAGATACGAAGGTGGTCAACCAGATGGTAACTGAGTTCAAGGACTTTCGGCTAATATCAGACGCAGAACGAGCCGGATTCCTTTTCCCTTCGGACTGGGAAGACTGGTATAAAGGCGGTGGCCGTGAGGAGTTCAAGCGCAAGTTAGCCGAAATAGAAAAAGCTAAGAGAAAGAAGGCTATCACTGATGAGTATGATAAAGACCAAGCCGAAATAGACAAGGAGGTAGGTAATACTGTTTCCAAGCACAAAGAGGCGGAGGCTCTTGCCGATATATCCGTTACTCCAGACCCTCTGAACAAACAGAAGGCTTCTGTTGACGAACTCAAGGCTAAACAGGCTTTGATTAAGGAACAGGAGGCATTACTCGCCGCACAGGGCGCAGCCAATAAAATCATGAGGGCGTTTGACGTTAACCGGCCTGAACTCGGCGGAACGTTAAGGGGCTATCTGTCCGAGGAACAGGCTGTCGAAATCCAGAAGATATATGACGAGATAGCAAGTGGCAAGGGGCAGTGGTGGTTCGGGCTTGAGAAGGCTCGCCAATTCCTGAAGAGCGCTGCCGAGTTCGCTGCCATGCAATACGCTGAAACTCCCCCTGTACCGGGGCTTGGTGTTTCTCCAGAAGAGGCTGCCGCCGGTGGTGAACTGTTACTCAAAGGGATGGACATAGCAGGTGCGCCGGTCAGGGAGTTCGGCGCATTCTCAGCCACGGGCGGTGTGCCTCGAAGAGAGACTGGTGCTGGCAAAGAACTAGACATCATGGATGAGGAGGCAAGGCGTGGGCTTGCTCCTCGGTTTGGTACTCCAGAGCGCAAGAGATGGGATGAGGAATACCGACAACTGACGGCGCTTGCTGAGAATCAGGCAAGAGCTATTTACGCAGAAAAACCTCTATGGCAACAGTTACTCGCAGAGGCTCCTTTGTCCCTTATATCTGCCGCAGGCGCAGCGAGGGCTGTCGGCGTTCCCGAAAGGATTGTATCTCAGATAGCGCACATCGAGTATGTCGCCGGTGGCGGCCCAGTTATAAATGCGTTTATGAATCGCCTTGCCAAGAAATACCCGAAGTTATTTATCAGGGGACACAAGGTAACTCAGGCTGAAATGGATGCAATAGAAGCCGAGTGGAACGCACACATAGCTGCCCACGCTGACGATATTCCGGGGCTTGACGATATTCTCGGTGAAGGCGCAACAGCAAGGGCGGCCGAAACAGTAGTGCCGACTCCTGCGCCGGAACCGCCTGTGTCAAACGTCATCACTCAAAGACCGACTCCTAATCCTAATCTCCTTGAGGATGACATCGGCTGGTTTGTCAATGTGGTTGACGAGGCAGGGAATCTGAGGGCGTCATATATCAAGCTGAAACCCCGTGCTGATACGAGACCAGTAGCACGAGGCAGGGAGATTGCCACAATACCAGAACAACCTGCCGTACCGCCTGAGACACCAGCTCAACCTGTTTCACCGCTTGTTGAAAAACCTGTTATTGCCGAAACTCCAGTAACAGCTAAGCCTGTTGCGGGAAGCGAAGTGGGTGCTGGCTTAACACAAAAAGAGCCTTGGCAGATGACAAAGGCTGAGTTTATTGGTTTGGATAATACACTAAACGGAGAGCCGTTAAGAACAAGACAATACGCAACAAGTGACTTAGATAACGCAAGGACTAGATGGGATACAGGATTTACAGAACGTGCAATCAAGTCATTTGATGATGAACTTATCGCAACAGGGAAATCCAGTAATTATTCTCTGGAAAATGAGCATTATTCTTACGTTAAACAAGCACTATCCGAAGGCAAACCAATACCCCCCGATGTCCTCAAAGATTATCCAGAGTTGGCAAGATTAAAACCATCTGCGCCTAAACCTGCTACTCCAGTATCCAAAAGGGTTGGGGGTGTAGTTCCGCCTGGTTATTCAGTAAAGGCAAAAGATTTTGTTAATGCGGATTATTTGGAAAACATAGAGGATGAACTTTGGCACGTTACAACCGCCAAGTCAAAGGTATTGAGTGAGGGTCTAAAGGCAAGAAGCGAGACCAAAACCGTTGGGCTTGGTGGTGGTATTGACAATCAATCGCCAGATTTAGTCTCGGTTACTTTTGATGAGGCTCATGCGTCTGTTATCGCAGAAAGATTGAGATTGGCAACAGAGGCGGCGAGAAAAGAGATAAAACCAGAGCAAATAATTGATATTATTACAGCCGAAGTAGGGTTAGATGATACCCCCATAGAAATCGCAAAGGCGTTAAATGCGCCTAAAAATACCTATGAGGATTGGGATGTATTTATTAAATGGGTTAATAATAAATATTCTAAATCGCCATATTCCTTGTTACAGGAGTTAGATGACGCACTAGTGGGCATATACCCCGGATGGGAAGGTTTCGGTTTGAGGATAGGTCTCACGGGCGAAGAATCCATGCTCCGCAAAATTAACCCTGATGAGATTGGAATACTAAAAGTTGCTGCAAAAGGCAAGCCTGTTGAGCATATCGCTGACGAGGCGGAGTTGCGATTCAAGCCAGAAGACTTATTTGTTGTATCTGATGAAGTTCCAGTGTCTCCGAAGATTGAGCCTGTTGTTCCTGAAGCACCAAGGGAGACTATACAAAGTGTCGGTATTTCCAAAGAAGTACCGACAGAAGTTGTGCCTCCGAAAGCAGAACCAACTACTTCCGAAATACCATTCGTGTCCAAGCGTGAAGAGGGCGATGTTGTTAAAAAGATAAAGGATAAGGGTGTTAAAAACGGGTTTGATGTAGAAGTCCATGAGGGAGTGACACCCGACCAGCAGTGGGCGTCTTTGACTGTGGGTAAAGGTAAAGACAGAGATAATCTGTTAGAGTGGTTCGATACTGTTAGTAAAAGGGTAACAGAAGAGGAAAGTAACGTATTATATAAGACAGTAGTGCAGGAATCCACTAAAAAGCCATTTTTGCCCTTCAAGTCCATTCGTGACCTTGATAAGTTCCTCGACACAGGTGATGTCTCCCTGATTTCCACAGGTGTTCAGGCAAAGGGCGAACCGTGGTCTGCGAAGAAGCTGGCAGAGACCCGTGCGAGATTGGCGGAGCAGGATACCGCACGAGAAATGCGGATGGTAGAACCAAGAACCAGATTGGCAGCCGAAGAACAAAAACTCAAAGAAAAGATTGGCACTTTAAGTGACCAGATATATGATGAGCGTTTTAAAATACAAAGAAGCAAGGGTGGTAAAGATTATAATTTCTCCGAGATTACTTCACCCAAGATTGAGAAACTTCAAGCTGAATTAGCCCCATTAAAGGAAAAACTTGACAAGCTGTATAGCGACTTTGTCGGTTCTATAATAGTCCCCGAAGACGCTAAAATGCTCGGCTTGACAAAAGGCGCAAGACCGATAAAGCCTAAGTCTGTCAGTGAGGAAGTAGCAACAGCAAAACTAGCCGAGATTGACCAGGTATCGAAAGCGGCGAAGTTGCTTAAAACCGAATCCTTAGAAGAGGTCTCAAAGCAATTCCCTGAAGCCATTATAAAGAAAGCCCAAAAAAATCCAGAGTATGCCGATATATCCATCACCAGACTGGCGCAGTTGGTCGGCTTGCCGTTAAGTTCCATCCCCGGCGGTTTAGACCAGTCTCTCAAAAGTCAAGAAGAAGAAGGTGAGAAAGTATCCCCTTGGCTAGTGTTACCAGCAGCCGTAGGTGCGGTTCTGTTCGCCGGCCCACGGGGACGGTCTGCTATTGCCCGTGGCGCTCTCAGGAGCCTGCCCGACTTCGTTGACTTCGATACGGTTGTCAAGACATCGTTCCGCCCCGACAATCTTAGGAAACTGGCACGGGCTATGGATGATAAACCCGTGCTGAAACAGCTTACAGAGGCTGTCGGAGGCAAGTCTGCCATAGCCGATGAAAACCCTGTCCTTCAGATGATTGTGGGGCGTGAGGTTCAGAGGCAGGCTACGCAGACCTACTCGACTGCCGTGATGTCCCGCCTTAATTCCCAGGGGAAACTGGCACAGGTATTTGGTAATACTGGTGCTGACGGCAAGTTCGCCACCGGAAACCTTAAGGGGGTAGTCCCCGATGACCTATGGACATACCCCGACAGGTATGCTAACCGCCTGACCAGAGAGCAACGGCGCTGGATTGATACCGCCGATGAAATAGAACGGGCGAAACTCGACTTTCTCCGCAGGAACGGCATAGAAGTAAACGAACTGTCATTCGAGGAAGGCGGTAGATACGCCGGACGCAAGGTTTACGGGAAGGTCAATCCTGACGGGGATATGGAAATAGCCTATGTCGGCGCCGGTCCTTCAAGGATGGGTGCCAAGACTGGTTTTGAGAAAGCCCGTGTATTTGAAAACCCTGCGGAAGCCCTGAAGGCAGGATACAGATACTTACCCCGTGACGAGGCTCTTGCCCTTAACGTGCAGGCAGCATATAACCGTGTGAATGACAAGCAGGCAGCCGAGTGGTTGTTACAGAAGATTCCTTGGCGTGGAACCGGCGTAGCCGATGAGGTTGTGACGCTCAAGCGCATGGCTCACACACGGCTTCAGAAGATAGAGAAACTTGACAAGATTGTTAATCTCATGCGAGGCGGCAGGCTTGACGCACCTTACGAGTCCACCATGCGCTCAATGGGTGAATACTTCCCACAACTTGACACGTTACTCAGGCAAACCGCCAACAGCCAGGGGGCGCAGCGAGTCCAGTTGGTTCGTGAGTTAAAGAGTCGAGTCAAGGAAATTATGGCTACCGAGCGCCATAACTTCGAGGAGGCTACACGGCAATTCACCAATTCTAGGGAAGCTGCCATGAAACCCGGCTTTAACGAAGCCGCTTTGTATGACATTCCTGCGTTTTCGGGGAAGATACTGACGGGAGATGAGGCGAAGAAATCAGCGCAGCTTCTCCGTGACGCTTTCGACCCGAAGTTCAATTCCGCACTCACGGCTCTGAACAAGGCTAATGCAGTCGGCAGGTTCTTCGCTCTAGCCGGTGATGCTTCTCCGTTACAGATTCAGCTATTGTTTGCGCCTTACAACAACCCCGCTGGTTTCGTACAGGCGGTGAAAGGGTTTGGCAAGGCGCTTGTTGACGGAGACTTCATCTCAGGGTATTTCGAGAGAAACGCCGATGTTCTGGCAAAGCACCCCGGCTTGAAACTGACTTCAGGCGGGCGTGTAGAGCAGACTGAAGCACTGAGAGAAGGCGGATTGATGAGGTCTAAGATTATGAGACCGTTCAAAAAGGTACTTGAGCCGTTCCAGAGGGCATACGAAGCCGCTTTGGATGTTTATGGCGTAGAAACCGCCAAGCAGTTACAGCACCTTGCTACCGATACCGCAAGGACTGCTGATGTTGACGGGTTCATCAACAAGTTCCGTGGTGTACTCGACAGCCGCACATTCGGTGTAAGCCCATTACAACGTCAGGCAGAAGGGGCATCTATACTTGCCACACAGTATAACAGGGCGACCATCGCTCTCCTGACCGACTTCTTCCGTGGCGGATTACGAGGAGGATTGGCACGGGAAGGGTTACTCAAGGGTATCGCTGGTGTAACTGCCGGGGCTGTGGCGTTATCGCTTGCCCGTGGAGAGTCATGGGAAGAAATCGCAGACCACCTTAACCCGATGTCAAACAATTTCCTGACATGGAGAATCGCAGGGCAGAACATCGGACCGGGCGGTAAAGTCCGTTCCATTATCCGCTTGCTCGGCAGGTGGGCTGAAGACCCTGCGAAGATGCCCGAAGCTACATTCGATTGGCTACGTGGCAACTTCTCCCCCGTGCTTGGTACAGGCTTGGATGTTATTCAGGGTGAAAACTTCATGGGCGAACCCACGAGACCTAAATCGCTTCAGGAGGCATTTGCCAGCGATAAGGCGGCAGACGGATGGCTTGCTCTCACAAAGACGGTATTAGGCGAAAACCTGCTTCCTATCTGGACGCAGAACCTCGCTCTCGGCAGCGGAGACCCGATGGCTCGTATGCTTCGTGGGACTGCCGAGTTTGCAGGATGGAGGGCGACAGAAGCCAGCCCTGCCCAGATGAGGGATGACCTTAGAAAGGAAATCGCAGAACAGAGCAATTACCCCTTGTGGGAAGCCATGCCGGAACTTGAGCGTGACAAGATTACGGACAGCAATCCCGAACTGAAGAAGTGGACTGAACTCGCCCGTTCCAAAGCCGAGGCAATGGACACTCCCGAAGCCAAGCAGCGCAATGCTTTCTACAAGCGCATCGAGGAAGCCAAGACAACCTACAAGAATGACGTCATAAAGGCTGCCGAGCGTGGGCGCAGGACAGGCAAGTGGGAAGATTTCAAGGACGCCGTCAAGGACGCAGGGAAGGTATTGGGGAAAGACTACACCCGAATCTACGAAGCCAAGGAGAATCAGCCTGTGCTGGCTCAGTTCGAGGAATGGGCGAAGGAAGGACTCCAGAGATTAAAGGAAAAGGGGCTTGACAAACCCGTTCAGGACACGGCTTACGAGGAATACCAGGCGAAGATAATCGTGGCGCCCGACCTTGAAACACCCGATGGTTTTAACTTTGCCGAATACGAGCGAAGAATCGGTGAGTTCAAGCGCAAATGGGGCGCCGAGATATGGGCTTACGTTCAGGCACGCAAGGACTATGACAAAAAGGACTACCCTGCCGAATACTTCGAGTTACAGAGGGCAAAGGAAATACTGAAGCCGTACTGGGCGTTAGCCGATGCGACCATGTCCATCGTTCAGAGAAGGTATCCTAACGCCAAGGCTGTAATAGAAAAGTACAAGGAACGCTCTCAGTATATGAACGAAGAAGAAATGGAAGCCGTCAGGGAGAAGTACCCTGTGATAGACGAATACAACGGCCTTTTGAAATACACACAGCAGAGGTACAGGCTGAAAAACCAGTCAACCATAGACGCTGCGCTGGTGAAATACTACGGCTATAAGCCCATCGGTTTGCAAGGGATTGAATAACTGTGTATATTAGTAGCAGGTAGAGTAACGGGTAACACCACAAGGTGCAACCGTAAAAAAGAGGAGATATGACTACCGAACAGAAGACAGCCGGACAGACGGCACAGAACACAGCGGTAACAACTGGAGCGCCAGCGCAAAGCGCCGAGGCCAAGGCTACGGGGGCAGCCCCTTCCGGGCAAACCCCTGGTACTGCACCTGCGCCGCAAACTGCCGCACAGAAACCGCAAACACCGCCATCCGCCGAGCCTAACTACAAGGAACTCTACGCCAAGGGTCAGACAGAACTCAACAAATGGCGAGACCGTGCCTTGTCGAATGAGTCTGGTTTCAGCGCAACCATGCAGAGGCTGGACAAAGTGGAGACCATACTCAAGGGCATTGCGGAAACTGCCGGGTTATCAGAGGAGCAGAAGGCTGCCATAGCCAAGCTGGAGGATGCTGAAAAGGCACAGGCCACGACCCTTAGAACGGCGGCCAGCGCCTATTCTTCCATCGAGGATGCAGCCACCTATGCCGGGCTATCACCCGAAGACCCGAAGTTCGACAGTGCGAGGCAACTGTTCAAAGAGCGCAAGTTCGATGAGTCAGTCAAGGCGGCGCAAAAAGCCTCTTTCGACCATCTGAAGTCGCTAATCCCTACACCCGAACAGATAGCGGCTGAGAAGGCGAGGCTTGAGGCGGAAGTGAAACAGGCTCTTGTCGGTGCCGTGGACGGGCAAATGTCATCCGCTTCATCGGCGGATATTGAAGCCATGACCCCGGCACAGAAGATTCGTGAAGGCATACGAAGGTTAACAGCAAAAAAGTAAATTAAGGAGTTACTGCAATGGCAATGACTTTAGTCGAGGCGGCAAAACTCTCGAATGATGTCCTTGTAAAAGGCGTTATCGAGACAACCGTGAAGGATTCGCCTATCCTTCAAAGACTCCCGTTTGCCGAAATCAACGGCAACGCCCTTACCTATAACCGTGAAAACGCAATGGCCACGGTTGACTGGTTCGATGTCGGTGACACATGGAACGAGTCCACCCCGACATTCACCCAGCTCAGTTCCACACTCAAGATTCTCGGCGGTGATGCTGATGTTGACAAGTACCTGCAACAGACCCGGAGCAACATACAGGACCTGAAAGCTGCCGTAATCGAACTCAAATCCAAGGCTCTCCGCCATGAGTTTGAGGACACCTTCATCTACGGCAATGCTACCACCAACCCCAAGGAGTTCAGCGGTCTTGCGAAACTCATTGACACGGCCACTGCTTCTTCCCAGCTTATCGCCGCAGGTGCTACCGGCGCCACGCTGACACTCGCAATGGTTGACCAACTGATTGACGCCGTCAAAGGCGGCCCCCCGGATATGCTCCTGATGAGCAAGCGGTCACGCCGGAAGATTACCGCTCTCGTCCGTGCGCTCGGTGGCGCACAGCTCGGCTACATCAAGGATGGTTTCGGTGCGCTCGTTGCCACCTATAACGACATCCCGATTGGTGTTTCCGACTGGATACTGGACACCCACACCCTTCTCGCTTCAGTCGAGACCGCATATACCGGCGACACTTCCAGCACCATCTACGCCCTGCAATTCGGTGAGGGCAAGCTGATGGGCATACAGAACCAGGGTATTCAGGTCGAGGAAGTCGGCGCTCTTGAAACCAAGGACGCCACCAGAACCCGTATCAAGTGGTACTGCGGCCTCTGTGACTACTCCGTGGTCGCTCGTGCCGCCCTTATCGGTGTCAAGGACTAAGGCAGGAGGGAAATAAAATGGCAGTAGTGAACCAGAGACCCATTTACCTCATCAATGAGTGTGTTCAGGTGCAGACCAACAGCACCACGGCTGTTGACGTTTACACCATTCAGGCGCAGTCCGTTATCGAGAAGGTGACTGTCCTGATGGTCACACCGGCTGTCCGTGCTGCCGGTGGCGTTGATTTAACGGTTGGTGACGATGACTCAGCCAACGGGTACATCCTTGCGGCTAGTGCCAAGGGCGCCGCCAATACCGTTTACGGTGACGCTGTGGCGGAGTGTGGCACTTACATAGACGCCACGACTCCTAACGGCAAGTTCTATACCGCAGTAGGCAAGGAAATCAAGATTGTCTGCTCTGCGGCTAATGACACCGAGGCTGTCGCCAAGGTGATAATTAAGGGGTACAGGTACTCATAAGGAGTTTGTAGTGGGGTGGGCTAACATCCCACCCCACTCAACAAGGAGAGAATGAAATGGCTTTAACCGAGAATCAGAATGGCAGAATCATAACAGCGACTGGAGCCAGGGGTAAGGTGACTCTGAAATCAGGGGAAACGTGCAGCCCCGGAGACCTCCTTGGTTATTCAAGCGGCTGGATGAGGGCTATCGGAACGACTCCCATCGCCCCTGTATTTATAGCCTGTGGCTTTGGGAAAAGCGGGCAGGAAATCGAGGTCACGGTAAGTGCTACCGTTGATAACCTGTCCGGCATGACTCCGGGGCAACTCGTCTATCTTTCGGATACCGCAGGGCAATACAGCGGTACTGCCGGAACAAACCAGTTCACTGTCGGTAAAGCCTTGACCGCCGCAGCCATGCTCATCAATGTCTCGGAATACGGGGCTGTTGACCCTGGTGATATTTCACTCCCTGTCAATCAGGTGCTTATCGGGCAGGCTACTGGTCTCGCCGCTTCCAAAGTGCTGGCTGGTGATGTGACTGTTGTTGCTGCCGGCACGACTTCCATTACCGCTGATTCCATCGTCAATGCTGATGTCAAGACCACCGCCGCGATAGACAATGCAAAGCTGGCGTGGACAACTAATCCTGATTTCAACGGCAAGTTACTTAACAATGTCGGTGAAATCAGAGGGCAGGTGGCATACGGCGGGTTGTACGTCAACGGTTCTGTCAGCGGTGTGTCTGGTATACCGATATTTCTGAGGACTACTGGCGCTGGTGCTGGTTTCGCATTGACTACCAGATTAACAATCTCTGCTGACCTAGCAACAGCCGTGGCAACTTGGGCGAATGTAACTCACACGGGCATTACCCTGAGTGGCTCGTTGGATGCTAATAGTCAGACGGTTATCAAGGTGTCTTCTCTCACGGTGGGGGCAGGACAGGTTGGCTCATTCTCGGAATCGGGTGGAGAACCATACGTGCAAAGCACGGCTACCTCACAACTTCATCTTGTCAGTAAACACACAGCCGGGACAATGTATATTGACAGCGAAAGGGCGAATGCCACCAATGGCACAGCCCTGCTGTTCAGGACTTTCAATGCCGCTGACGCTATTACCAACCGCCTCGCTATTACAGGAGGCGTAGCCACGGCTGTTGCTACATGGTCAAATATAACACACACAGGTCTTAGCCTTTCTGGCAACATTGCTGCGGGAGGCAACAGTATCACAGGTGCTAACCAGTTAACCTCAACTACTTCCACGGACTCAGGTTCCGCAGCGGATACCGTGACTCTCGGCGGTTACGATTTGGGTGCCGGGCAAAGGACGTTAGCCATCGGGACAGAAGAGGCTGTCGCAGTTGAAGGAGCGCCTCTTACTAATGACAGGTCATTGCAGGTTCGTATCAATGGCGTAACCTACAAGATAATGTTGAAAGCATAAGGGGATTGTATGGAAATCAAGGTAGAGCCTAACGACTTACAGAAGTTACTATCAGAGTTGGTAATTGAAAATGCCAATCTGAGACTTCAAATAGCTGCCTTAATGAGGATGCTTGAGGCGGCTAATAAGCCAGAAGCCAAATAAGGAGTAATACCATGACAGCAATACCGTTCAGCGTACCGAGGATAGTCAGGGCTAACGTGGCTGCGGCAGACGGCGCAACGCCTACCGCCACGCTTGCTGCTGCCAAAGCCAACGGCATAGACCGTGAAAACGAGGTCGAATCGAAGTGCCGCCTCGATGTCCACAATGACGCAGGCGCTGGTACGCTTACATCGTGTACCGTCCACATACTTTATTTCAACAAACGGGCGCTGAAATGGGTTTACGGGGACAGCGTTAACTTGACGCAGTTCCCTGCCGCAGTCATAGTGGAAGATATAGCAGGGTGTATCCTCTACCCGATGATTACGGCAATGGTGGTAGATGGCGGCGGAACGATAGGCATTGACTACTCGGTAGGAGGCTAGACCATGACAAGGATAAGGAAAGCCGGAGCCAGTCATGGTGCGGTGCAGGTTCAGAACGCCGAGCATTTCCAGGACGTACTCGCCTCTACCGCAGACGCAGTTCGCTCCAATGAGGACTTGAGCGCAGCAATCCCGATTACATTCACCATTGACGCTCAGCCCGATATCCCCCGAACCCTTACGTGGTCATTTGACTCACACCTTCAGATTACAGCGTTTACTTTCACTATCACCGGCGTTGGTGCTGACGGCGTATCAAGAAGCGAGTCATTCACCGAGGCTTCAGGCTGGACTGGTGAGACCACTTATGCCTATATCTCGATTACCTCAATCATCATGTCGGCAAGGACGGGAACGGGTGTAGGCGATACGATGGACATCGGCCGTGGCTCGAAGATAGGGCTGGCGAATACCATCTCCGCTACCGACAATGTGTTCAAGGTCAAGAAAAACAACGCCCACTATGCTGCGGCGAGTTATACGGTCTCGGCCACTTACAGCACCGTGGATGTAAGCACAGGCGGTGCTATTGTCGGCGGTGACGATTTCACCATCTGGTATAAATCACTGAACAGTTAGGAGTAGCTTATGGCCTATACCCTTGCTCAACTCAGGCAAGACCTCAAGGTGGCCGTAGGCGATTACTGGCTGGGGACAGCGACATCAATCGGCGGCGCAGGAGGCATCTCGTTAATCTCCACCGACCTTTCCGCAAGGGCGCTCACCGATGACGCTTACAAGTACCAGTGGGTGTTGATGACATCGGGTACAGGCGTGGTCGGTGACGAGAGACTGGTCTCCGCCTTTGTGAGGTCAACGAGTACGATTACGCCGGCACAGGTTTTCTCGGCGCAAGTGCCTCTGAACTCAACCTTCGAGGTGACAAGGATACGCCCTGCGCTGTTTACCATGTTTATCAACCTCGCCCTGAAAGACTGTTACCCACGGCTTCATGTCCGTAAGGATTACAGAAACCTCGTCAGCGGCGGTTTCCTGCCCAATGACGATTTCGAGGAATGGACTGCCTCTACCGCACCCGATTTCTGGACGTATGCGGCTACCGTGGCGAGGGAGTCAACCGAGAGGTTATACGGCACATACTCGGCTAAAATCACAGGCGGCGCAGTGAACCCTGCCTTGTCTATTTCACCAACCGCATGGCCGAGACTGCTTGACCTGGTGGGAACGACCTTCACATGGTACAAGTATGTCAAGGCTAGCGATGCGAACAGCGCACGGTTACGGGTCACGGTCACTAACGCAACAGGAGCCACGACCACGACTGGCTCTACATACCATTCCGGCGGCGGTCAATGGGAAAAGCTGTCGCTGACCTACACTATCCCGACAGGGACGAAGTCGGTTTTGCTTGGCATAGACACCGCCAACACCAAGATAAGCTATGCCGACAGGGGCTACATGATAGTCACCCCTGCCGTATATGATTATGCCCTGCCCCTGGATATTGATTACGTTGGATTCGCCTGCCTCGGAAACGCATGGGAAGAGCAGCGTTACAGCGACCAGAGGCTTCTCCACAATGCCATGACGTATGTTGTCGGG